CGCCGGGCGGGGGTGCGGCCGCTGCCTGTTGTTCGGCCACTACGTCTGCTTCGTCGCGGAGCAAACTTGCATCAATGTTAAGTAGCTCAACCAGCTTTTCAATCAGAACACGCTTGTCTACGTCTGGGCTTTGGATGAAGAGATCAAGCACCTGACTCAAGTTTTTGAGTTGGATGGTCTTACTGTTCTCGGTCGGGGAGAAGGGTACGACCTCATAGTCATAGTCCATTGGCGCTTCGGTATAGGGCTTGCCTGGGTGACGCGCACCAAGATTGCTCCGGGTAACTGTCAGAGCCTCCCGACGACCCGTCAAACGAATCGGAAGTTCCGAGTCGGCTGGAAGGAACTCCTCGTAGAGCCCCACCGTTGCCTTCGCTGCCCACTCCAACAAAGACTGGAGCGCTTGCAACCGACGGCCGTTCCGAGTCCGAATGGCTTGGTCTGCCAACGCCACTTCCGTGGCTACATCTGCCACACCGACGACGCCTCGGGAGTATTGTGGCAGACCAAGCGCAAACTCGATTGAACGGATTAGCCGCTCTCGCATCTTATCAAAACTCGGGGATAGCACCGCTGTTGGTGTGTGAGAGAGCACGTCCCCAATCCCGATACCCTGTCTTGCCCGGAGGATGACGGCATCGCCCGGAGAGGTAGCATTTTGGAGGGCGGTCGCGAAGTCTGTTGGGTTATCGACCACACCGCCGTGGACAATAGTCACGGGGATTGTCGCCTGCGCGTGACGCAACTCAAGCGTGTCCAGTTCGTTGAGCATCTGTTGTTGGCGATCAATAATCTGAATGTCGCTGATACCCTCAAGACTTTGTAGGTTGTCGTTGAAGGTGAGAAGCCGGTAAGGGTTCTTCACAAACCGGTACGGTAAGTCCCCCTTGAACAAGGGCTCGGGCGTGTCTTCGAGGTAGTGGTAGTAGAGGTTTGACGTGAAGTCATAGACCTCGTAGACAATGACCCAATCGAAGACCTCGCTGTTAATGTCCCGCGCCTCTTTCAAAGCAGGCTTTAGCCATGTTGGGTAGCTGCCAAACTCTGCGCGCTTGACGACCTCGGGGTCATACCGCTTCTTTCCCCGCTTCTTCTTTGAATCTAAAGGGGCGTTCGCCCGCTTTTCAAACTCGGTCTTGGTAAGCGCAGTAACTTCGATGACGTACTTGATGTCGTCCCACTTCTCGGCGGATAGGTCGAACCAAACGAATCGTGGGTCGATGACGCGGTATTCAACAGACTGTTTCTCAAAACGCCACACCGCCTTCATAATCCCGCGACCGCAAACTGAAGCGAAGGTTGACTGACGCCAGAGGAGGCGGACCATGTGCTCCCGGTGGAACACATCATTGACCAATGCCTGCCGGTACTTCGCGCTCTCGCCAACCTTGGGCGTCCGAGGAAGAACTGTTACCTGCGGGTTCGGAGGTACGATGCTCGACACCATCGTATCGATAAAGGCGTAGGGGTAGTTCGTTTCAAAGGCAACATCGCTATCGGAGCCGCCCGTTGCCATGTCTGGGGTGCGGCCCCAGTATTGGGAACGGTACCAACGGAGATAGCGGTCCCATTGACTGCGTTCCCGCGCACTGCGCGTCTTATGAACTCCAATGAGTTCGCTGATCTGGTCCCCTGTTAGTGCCATTCTACGTTTCCTTCGTAGCGTTACGCGCTGCAATCCCAGCAGCGAGGGAGGGATAGCGCCGTTTTACAGCCGCCTCAACCTTCTTCTCGTCCACCGTTCCCGATGCCCGAGAAAGGGCGTTTCGTGCGTGAGAGATGTCATGGATGGGGTACCGTCGCTCTTTCGAGAAGACAAAATCCCCGCTGGGCAAAGCACCGCGTTTCTTGGAAGATAGTTTAGACACTGCGGGCGCCTTTCTTACGATTAGTTTCGCGACTTACGACGCGGGTGTTGTCGGACCCGTTAGAGCCGCCTTTAGAGAGTGGAACTCGGTGATCACCCTCTCGACCATCGCCCTTGGCAACGAGCTTATCGCGTAACGCCTTTCTCCGTGCGGCGTTCCTCGTCGCCCGCGCCTTCTTTTGCCCAGAGGAAGAGTGGTAAGTGTCGTACTCTTTACGGTAGTTACGGTGTGCCATCTACCACTTCCTCCGTGAGCCTTTGCTATACCAAGCACCGTGAGATTTACGCAATGAAGAACCGCCTTCCTGCTTTCGCTTGTCGGCGTTTACCTCTTGTTGGTAACTATTCCATGAGTCCCAAGTTGGAAAGAGTACCACGTTCTCTTCAACTCGTTCTGCTTGCGGCTTTTGCTGTCTCGGGAGTTGTCTCGCTCCTGCCAAGGCCATCATCAAGGCGCTCACTTTATCCCAGTGATGCCTCTCGCGGCGGCGCTTCGAAGCGGCCCCCCGTATAATCTCGCTGTTAGGGTTCTCTTCGACCCTCTTATCATTCTTGTAGGACATCAACTGTTCAATGAGGTTCTTGTCCCGTAAGACAAGCTCATCGAGCAGCCCATCGATTAGCCAGCCCAGGCATTGGTCAAGGCTCTTGCTCGTCGTGGTAAAGCCTGGGCGCTTTAGCTTCTCATAGAAGAGGTTGTGGTAGTCCCAATCGCGCAGCAAGGCGATAACAGATTGGCCGACGCCGTTTGATTCAACGACGACCATCGCTTTATTGTAACGAGTTGCAATCTCTACGATCTTATTACTAAACACAATCGGTTCACTATGCTCGGCATAGGTCGCAACCTGTGTCCATTCTCCTTCGTAGCACTTCAAGACTTGGAAGGATGCGTGATCTCGGGCAGCATGACCACAAGGGTCGGCCCCAAGGACATAAAGGGCGTCGGGCTGCGGAGCCTCATACTCTTGGTAGCCCCTCATCGGGCGCCACTCGACCAAATCGGGGCTGTTCTTATGCCTCTCAAGAGCGCTCGCCGGGATTGCAGCGTTTGAGGCGCTAATCCAACAACTAATGTCATCGAATGGGTAAAAAACCCGGAAGAGTTCGGGATTGCGGCGGATCTTTACATCTGTATCCATCATTAGACGCCGGAATGCGAGGTGTTCCTTCCGTAAACCGTCCTTTCCGTACTGATTTAAGAGCGAAACCTCCTCATTCTCCAACGCATTGCCCTCTACCCAAGGCCGTTCATTCAAAACGCCGTCCCAGAAGGGAGCAAAGACGTAAGAATGGCGACCAGCACCCTGTTTAGCTTCAAGGCAATGATGGTGCCAATCTCCATTGGCTTCCCACGGGGTACACTCGAAAATCGCTAATGCGTGGTCCCTATTCATCAAAGATGGCCAAATAAGGAACATTGAGCCTGCGAAGTCGGCCCAAAACGCGCATTCAGAGGCGTGGAAGCTGTCAGGGGACTGCCCAACACCTACTGTGCCCGCTTCTGCCGATAAAACGCGCATCTTCCCCCCCTGCCTGGGGTGAAAGGTGAGTTGTCGCGTCTCTCTTGTGGCTAATGTCCCTGATCGAAGCGATGTGGGCCACCGCTCATGGAGATGGTGTACACGTTTATGCAGATATTCCGCCCGGTCCCTCGTATCTGCAATACATACGTGGTCATGTCCCGGTTGATATGCCGCTTTCGGGTACAGAACGTACTCACTCGATAGACTCTTCCCCATCTGCCGGGCCGTGAGCACAGTCAGGAACCGGGTTTGCCCATCAACGGTGCGTGGTGGGTCAGAAGCATAGTCAAGGATGCTTTGCTGAAGTGTGCGCGTCAATCTACTTGGATCGTACTGTACGAACTGCCCTGTCTTCTGGTCGTGGACCTGGCCCAGAGAGAGAAGGGAGCTTTTTGGATCGCGTAACCACTCAAGCGCCTTCTGTGCGGCAGCTACATCAGCCATTCATGGCCTTCTTCGTGGGGACGAGTAGCGCCTCTACGTCGATTACCTCGTCAATCTGCCTGGGCGCTGCCGTCCCTTTCTTCCCGCCTACGTTGACCGCTTGGATAAGCTGTCCAATCACATTGACCTCGTTTTGGGGGGTCGCGTTCTTCGCTGCGACTGAACTGAACATTAGCTCCGTCCACAGCCGTACCTCTTTGGAAAGCCTCGTAGGGAGTGTCTGCTCCGCAATGAGCCTCGTAAACATCGCCGTTATGTCTGTTACGTCATCGAGAGAGCGTACCGCCCCCCTCTGTAACATTGCCTGGAGTTCTTCTGGCAACTGCTCTATGACCTCGACGGCCACTTCTACCGCCTCCCTCTTCTTATACGGTCCTCTCGGGCCTCTTTTACCCACGCTCTCCTCCCTACGCCCACCAGGGCGGTGCCTTTCTCCGGTGGTAGTTCCGCAATCTCCTATGTGGATAGGACACACGGTTTCTCAACCACCACCTCTTCAAGTTTATATTGTAGAAAGTGACTCCCCAGTAACCATACGATTCGCGGGGGGCCCCTGTAAACGATTTCCCGGCTCGGAGTTGCGCCTTTATATAGGGCTTGTGCATCAAACGGTCCTTCCTCTTTATATGCTCGTACCCACGGATGTCAGGGTTGATGAGCCACCACCTAAACGAATCCGTACAAGGAAGTTCATCCACGAACGCCCTATAAAGCGCCTCCTCGTCACTAACCCTGAACCCTGTAAGCGCTAACAACTCGATGACCGCTTCTTCACGCATCCCCAAAAGCCACCAAAGCATCGCAGACCTTACCTCGGGCCGCGCTTTAGGCCGGAAGACGCTTACCCCCTGCAAGAACTCCGAAGGGGTAATGTCACTCTCGCGCCCCTGCACCTCCCACCATGCCCAGAGAAGAGTGTTGGGCAGCGCGGACGGGCTCGCCGCGAACGGCACGTCGAGGCATCCGTAATGAAGTGCCCGTAAACTCTTCTCCCGACGGCACATATACAAAAAGCCCTCCGCATTCTTCTTAAACGAAGGGTCAACTACGTTGTACCGCATCCTCTTACGCTTCCACACCAACATGGGTGGGTAGATCTTAAACGCCCAGTAGACATGGCTGACTTTAAGGTGCTCAACCTTGAATGATGGGCTGATGCCCTGGATAAGATGCCGAAGTTGCCGCATGAAATGGTTGTAACCTGACCTGCACCTGCAAAATACCAAAAATGGTGGCATATATAAGAGGAGTCACACGGAAATAGAACGCGCGACCCCCAAAACCGGGGATGGGTACCCCGCCGTCTGACAATCGATTGGTCCAAGTTCGTGAATGGTGACGCCTACCCTCCTTGGACCGATGCGCCCATGATAGGAAATGGGCCCCCTGCGTGGAAATGGGGGATAATCAACCACTTATGGCCCCTGTAAGATTCATTACATACCTTCGGCCAAAGACTTGACACGTCAACCGCTGACCCAATGTACGAGATGAGGGTTCTTCCTACGCGCGTGGTTTCCTTTAGGAACGGCCCGAAACCTGAATGCGACGCCTACGCGCGCAACGCACCCACCTCCTTCGGAGGTGGCATTCCTGTATTACAGCTTACAGACAGTCGAAAAACTCTTATGGCACAATGTATTCAGATGATTACATCGGTATTCATCCTGCTCTTTTACAACTCGAACCGACCGCAGGAAGCGCAAGCTTCTATCGCTCGACCGTAACCCCTGGGGGGGAAGTGGAACGGCGA